GGTTTTTGGCGACCCACTTTCGTCGCAAATTTTTGAGATTTTCGGGCGGGTTAACGGGTTCCTGGGTTTCGCTCATTTTTTTTTCTTGTGTCTTTACTTAACCTTTAAGACCGTCTTTTGGTTAATCTTAGTTTAGAGGTTAACAATGGACTACCAACGCCACCAGCATTCCTATACGGACGAAGAACTTGAAACAGGGGCCCAGTTTGCAAAGCAGATCGGTGTCTCTGGTGCTGCAGTATCGAAGGCGACCGCCAAGGGGCGTCTCGATACCTTCCGGAATTCGCGTGGCGAAAAGTGCTACCACAAGGTCGTCTCTGCGCAACAGTGGACGCTCAAGAAGGATCGCAGCAAGGTCACCACGCCGACTCGCGGGCAAATGGCAGCCGGTTACGACAACATCGATGCCCAGGCGACGGCCCACATTCTCGGTAACGAGAATCCGGTAGCCCCGAAGCCTGTTTCGGCCCCGGTTCAGGGAATTGATTTTGGCGGAGTGATACAGGAACGCCAAGAACTAGAAGTCTCCAGGGCCGAAAAAGAATTCCACATGGCCCGTTTGGCCAAACTGAAGGCCGACGAACTGGAAGGTCGCCTTGTCGACAAGCAGACGGTGTTCCTGAAGGCGTACCAAATGGGAGCCATGATCCAGGAAAAGGTCATGAACATGTATGTGCAGCTTGCGCCGAAGATTGTTGGCCATATCCAGGAGCAGCTGAGTGCGGCCGGTATCGAGGCTGAAAAACTCCGCGTAGCCATGAAAGATTCTAACCACGAAATCGGCGAAATCATCCGCAAAGAATCGATTACGGTGCTCAAGGACTTGAGCGAACGCACTCCGGAGAACTTTTTTGACTGATGGCTGAACAGCTGACAGAACCGACTGCCGTTGCGCAGAAATTCGAGAACACGCTGCCTTATACCGGCAACGTGGATTTCTGCCTTGGCGGTCTGATTCAGGGGCTCACGCCGCCCAAAGATCAGACGATTAGCCAGTGGGCTGCAGAAAACCGACTCTTGGCGGGCGAGGCGTCCGCTTCGAAGGGTAAGTGGACCAATGACCGCACGCCTTACCTGGTCGAAATCATGGATATGCTCAGCCCGCAAAGCCCCTGCAGCGATGTGGCGTTCATGAAGGGTTCGCAGATTGGCGGCACCGAGTGCATGATCAACACGGCGCTTTACTACATGCTGCAAAGCCCGTGCCCGATTGGTCTTTATCAGACCACCGACGATGCCGCCGCCGATTTCGAGCGCCAGCGCCTTGCTCCGACATTTGCCGCCATGAAAATGGACAAGTATTTCACGGGCGACACGGCTGGCTGTAAGGAATATCCGGGTGGCATCTTCTTTCTCGGTTCTGGTGGTTCCGCTTCGCAGCTTCGCTCGAAGCCCCTGCAGGTGGTGCTTTGTGACGAAATCTCGGGTTGGCCGCTCGACTGCAACGGCGAAGGTGACCCATGCGACCTGGTGAAGCGTAGAACGACGAACTTTCCGCGCAGAAAGCGCTTCTGGAACTCGACGCCGACCATCAAGGGCAAGTGCCGCATTACCAAAAAGTTCGAAATTGGCGACCAACGCTACTACAATGTTCCTTGCCCGCATTGCGGCGAGCTGCACGTGTGGGAATTCAAGAACATGGTGTGGGACAAGGATGCCGACGGCAATAATTTGCCGTACACAGTGCGAATGAAGTGCCCGCATTGCGGTGGCGAATACCAGGAATGGCGAAAGACTGAACTGATGGCGCAGGGGCAGTGGGTGCCCACGAATCCGAATGGAGCTTACCCAAGCTACCATTTGAGCGCTTTCTATAGCCCGCTCGGGTGGTATTCCTGGGAAGAGGCCGTGACGGAATTCTTGGAAGCAAAGGGTGACCCGCAAAAGCTGAAGGTGTGGACCAACAACGTGGAAGGCCGTGCTTGGGATGAAGAAAACCAGGTCCGGCACGATTTCTCGGAATTGTTCTTGCGTCGCGAAGAATATGGATGCGAAGTTCCAGATGATGTCGTGATTTTGACTGCGGGCGTAGATACCCAGGATGACCGCTTGGAAGTGGAAATTGTTGGATGGGGCCGAGGTCTCGAAAGCTGGAGCATCGACTACAGGATTATTCCTGGAGACCCTGACCGCTCGGAAGTGTGGGAAACTCTTGACGAAATTCTTATGAAATCACACTACGAAAAAGTGGATGGTACGCAACTTTACATTGCGGCCGCGCTTGTTGACTCTGGCGGCCATAAGACTACGTCCGTGTACAAGTATTGCGCAAAGCGTGAATGGCGGCGCATTTATGCCAGTATCGGTGCGCGTGGTCCGAATAGGCCTGTCATCAGTCGCCCGGGATCCACGAAAAAATCCTCTGCAGAAAACGCCAAGCTTATTACCGTTGGCACGGATACTGTTAAGGATTGGTTCTTCAATGTTCTTGCGTACAACAATCCTGGTCCGGGATATTGCCATTTCCCGATGAAAGATGTCTATGATCAGGAACATTTCAAGCAGCTTGCCGAATCGGAAGTGAAAAAATCACACATGAGTCGCGGTTTTCTGACCTATTCTTACGACAAGGTCAGAGATCGTAACGAGGCTCTTGACTGTAGGGTGTATTCGCGTGCGGCCCTCAATTTGGTTGGCGTTGATGTGGACAAGATGGCGGCTGCGGGTGTCAGTTATACAAGGAATCCGGCCCGAAAAGCGCCGGTTCGTAGAGGTTTTGTTGTCAACCAGGGAATGAAAATATGAGTACAATCAACTGCACTTTGGAAAATCTGGCAAAAACGCTGGAAAAAGAAATCAAAAAGGAAATCAAGCAGGTTCAGTTTGCTGCTGTCGGTGCCCTGAATAGGTGCGCTTTTGATTCCCAAAAGGCCTTGCGTGAGGCTTACCCGAAAGCGTTTCATGTCCGTAACAAGACATTGCCGCGAAAAATTGAGGTAAAGAAGGCGACGAAAGAGAATCCTGTGGCTGTTGTGGCCCTGAACGCTCCGAATACCGAGTTTATGGAAATCCATACGACGGGTGGCGTGGCAAAACCGACCAAAAGCAAGAGCATGGCTATTCCGGACAAGTCAATTCAGGAACCTGGAAGAACGGCAACCGGCCGAATGAAACAATCGCTCAAGGCGTCGAACTTGCTCAAGTATGCCGACACTCACCAGTCTAAAAAACGTGCGAACGTAGCAAACCCGCACGCCTTCAAGATGACAACAAAAGGTGGCGATGTTGTTGTTGCTCGCAGGAATAAGGCTGACCGTTCGGAAATGGATTGGCTGTACCGTGAAGAAAAGGAAGCGAAAATTAAGAAAAGCTGGGATTTCAAGGGAATTGTCCAAAAGGTCGTTGACCGTAGAATGAAAAAATATTTTGAAGAAAATCTCGAAAAAGCCATGAAAACGGCAAAATAATCAAAAAAAATCTTGTGTCATTTTAGCCCTTTTGCTCTTGCAATAGGGCTATTTTATGTGCATGGCCGGTTTGTATTCTGTCGAACTCTGTGAACGGATGGTCGCTTCTGCCGAAGCGGCCCTCGCGAAGGCTATGGAAGCACAAAGCTACTCCATTGGGGGGCGTTCCTTGAGTCGCGCCTCCGTGGATGCGTGTCAGAAACAGCTGGACTTGTGGTTGGGGCGTCTCGCCACGGCGAAAGGTTTGCGTCGTGGCAAGGCGTTCTGCGTTGTGTCTATTCCGCATTGAGGTGTAAGTGTCGCGAGTTATTGGAGTATCTGGCAATGCCTGGAAGGGTGCATCCGTAATTACGGAGGCCTTGCGGGCGTTTTATGCTCCGAATGGCTCTGCCGACCGCGATATCGCTGCCGACCTTGACATCTTGCGTCGCCGTAGCCGCCAACTTTTCCAGAACAATGCTTTTAGCCGTGCGATGATTTCGTCTTTTGCGACGAATGTGGTGGGAACCGGAATTAAGGCCCGCCCGACAGTAAAGCTTTGGGATATGCTTGGCATGACTCAGGAAGATGCCGAAAAGTGGAACCGCAAGACACAAGATCTTTTTGAAATTTGGGCCAAGTCGAAAAAATGCGATGCCGAGCGCAAGAATGACTTTGCGCAGTTGCAGGATTTGGCTATCAAGACGGCACTGCTTGGTGGCGACTGCTTCGCGCTTGCCTGCTACAACAAGAATTTTGAACCGTTCGGACTGAACATCAAGCTGCTCGAAGGCGAACGTTGCCAGAATCCGCTCGGCGCGATGGATAGCGATGCGCTTACCGAAGGCGTCGAGGTGGACCGCAACGGTGCTCCCAGGGCTTACCATTTTACGACGAAACCCGTTTGGAGCATCGATAACTTTACTGATTTTATCGATACGGTCAGGGTACCCGCGTTTGATTCGTTCGGGAACCCGAACGTGATTCACGTGTTTACTGCAGACCGCACGGACCAGCGTCGCGGTGTCCCGATGCTTGCTCCTGTGATTTTGCAGCTCAAGCAGCAGGAACGCTACCAGGATGCCGAACTCATGGCAGCTGTCATTAGCGCCTGCTTTACGGCCGTGCTTGAAAACAACGTCCCGGAAGAAGCCGAAGACCTTTACGGCAATGTGCCGGAAGCCGAGCGCGTCGAAAAGACCGATGACAAGTACACGGTTGACCTGTTGAAGGGAACCCAGCCGGCGCTCGAAATGAAGCCTGGTGCCGTTTGGTCGCTTGCCCAGGGTCAAAGCATCAAGAGCCTGAACCCGCAACGCCCGAATGTCAATTACCAGCCGTTTGTCGAAAGCATTTTTGCCGAAGCTGCTGCCGCGTGTGGCGTGAGCTTCGAAGTGGTGCTCCGTAAGTTTGGTACGAGCTACAATGCCGTGCGTGCGGCGATTCTCGAAAGCCGCAAGACTTACGAACGCATGCGTCACGATTTTGTGTCTGATTTCTGTCAGCCGGTCTATGAAAAGTGGCTGACCGATGCCGTCATTAGCGGCTTGGTCGAGGCTCCTGGATTCTTTGAAAATCCTGTCAAGCGCGAACTGTGGAGTAACTGCCGCTGGATTGGCAATGCGGCTTTCTTGCTTGACCCGAAAAAGGAAACGGACGCCATCAAGATGCAGGTTGACGAACAGCTGATTGACCGCGATACGGCCTGCGCGATGATTAACGGCGGCGAATACGAAACGGTTGCTCGTGGTCACGCCAAGGAACTAGCCTTGCGCAAGGAACTCGGTATTGGTGAGCCTGGCTCTGTTTCCAAGACTGAAAATTTCAGCGTGACGAGCGATGATCCCGAGGAATCGGCTTTGCAGTAGGACTTTGTATGGCTAAAAGAAAGAATAAGATTTTGAGCGCCCGGCTGGCTATCCGAAAGGAAGATGCTGACATTATCGCGTCTTCTGATTTTAAGCCGCTGTTTGATGAACAGGGCAACTATAAGGGCGTTTGGAAGGCTGATGGCGAACCTAACCAGGTGAACAACATCACTCGGCGCGAAGATGGTATTGCCGTTATTCATGTCGACGGTGCGCTTTCGTTCCGTTCCGACCTGTTTACGGCTTGGTTTGGCGAAGATACCTACAACAGCATCGAGGCTGCATTTGACGAATGCCTTGCCGACGAATCGGTGAAGGGAATCGTTTTCGACATCAACAGCCCCGGTGGCGAAGTGAATGGCTGTGCCGACTTGGCTGACAAGATTTTTAACGCACGTGGCAGCAAGCCTTATGGAATAGTAGCCCGAACGGGTGGCATGATGTGTTCTGCCGCCTACTGGCTCGGCTCCAGCTGTGAAAAAATTTTCACGGCAAGCAATGGAACTCTCGGGTCCATCGGCGTGCTTTGCGCGTTTACGAAAATTAAGGAATCCATCCTGGAAACCCAGGTGGTAGTTTCTGACCTGAGCCCGAACAAGGCTCCCGCTCCGGATGATCCGGAAGGCCTGAGGCTCATCAAGGAAGAATTGAACTCCTTGGCCGAAGTGTTCATCAACTCTGTTGCCCGCAATCGCGGAACGACTGCAGAAAATGTTAAGCAGAACTTCGGCCAGGGTGGCGTGTTTATCGGCGACAAGGCTGTTGCCGCTAACCTTGCAGATGGCGTTATGTCCCTTGACGATGTCTGCGAAGAAATGAAGAAGCAGGGGATTCAATCGAATGGAGGTGCCTTTATGGCTACTACCGTTAAGAAGGCCGAAGCTGAAAAGCCCGAGGCTGTAGATTTGGAAGCTGTGAAGGCTCAGGCTGTTGCCGACTACAAGAATCGTGTGGCTTCCATCGAAGATGTCTTTGAAGGGCTCGAAATTTCTGCCGAAGACAAGGCTCAATTTATCGATGGCGACAAGACCGTTGCCGAAGCTACGGAATTCGCCCTCGCGAAGGCCAAGGAAAAGCTTGCCGCTCAGGCTGAAGACCTGAAGAAGGTTTCTGCTGAACGCGACGAATTCAAGACCAAGGCTGAAAACGCCGAAAAGAATCCTACTGCAGGGCTTTCCGAAGAACAGAAGCGCCTTATCAGGACTGGTCTTGAACACGAATCTTCCGCACAGAACGGCGTGCCCGCTGGTGGCGATGCCGGTGCGGCAAACGACAAACTTTTGAAGGAAGCCTACGCCGCCGGTGCAAGGCTCGCAAAGTAAACAACAAACAAAGAGGTAAACATGTCTACTGTAACGACATCTTACGATAACCTTTTCGCTGGCGATTTCCCCGTGGTTACCGAAACCGGTACCATTGTCAGCGGCGAAGGCAAGCTTGCAAGGGGAACCATTCTCGGCGTCGTGACAGCCTCCGGCAAGTATGCTGCCGCAGATGCTACCGACACGGGTGAATCCGCTACTGGCAAGGCTACCCCGAAGGCGATCTTGCTTCAGGATGTGGACGCAACTTCTGCCGATGTGGCTGACGTGCTGGTGGCCTTCACTGGCGAATTCAATTCCGCAAAACTCATCGCGAAGACGGGCAGCACCGTCGCAGGCTTCAAGGGAGGCCTTCGCGCTGTTTCCATCTTCGTCAAGTAACAAGGAGGAAAGAAAATGGATATTACGTCTCCTATCGAACTTACCCAGGAACTCAATGAACACCTGCCGCCTTCCCGCTTCTTCACCAGCCAGTTTTTCGGCGAACAGGTGCATGGCACCGTCGGCGTGATGGTTGACATCGTGAAGGGTTCCACCAAGATTGCCCCGTATGGCCATCGCGGTGCTGAAGCCACTACCGCCTATCGCGACGGATACGAAACCAAGACCTTCAACACTTACCCGATTAACCTCAAGCGCCCGACTACCGCTATTGACATGCTCAAGCGTATGCCTGGCGAAGCTGTGACATTTGTTGGTGGTGCTCGCAATGCCGAAGCTGCCGCCGTGGCCATGATGGCTCACGACCAGGCTGAACTTGCCAACATGGTGAATCGCGCTATCGAAAAGTACAGCATCGACGCTCTCGTGAACGGTACGCTGACTGTCGCTGGCGAAACCATTGACTTTGGTGTGAAAGCTTCCCACAAGGTCACTAAGACCGGCACTGCCACGTGGGACGGCAATGCTGCCAAGATCGTTGATGACTTGGAAGACTGGCAGGCTCTCGTTGCCCAGGATTCCGGTCTTACCGGCACGGACCTCGTTCTTGGCAAGAGAGCTCGCAAGGCTCTCCTTGCTGACTCCAAAGTACAGAAACTGCTCGATCTCCGCAACGTGAACGGCCTCACTGCCGAGCTCAACCTGATGGTTGGTCGCGGTGCCCGTTACCTCGGCAACCTGGGTGGTCTCCGTCTTTGGGCTTACGACGAAATCTACGACAATGCCGGTACTCCGACGGCAATGGTCCCGGATGCAAAGGTCATCCTTATCTCTAAGGATATCCGCGCTACGGTCCACTACGGTGCCATCGACGATGTGCAGGGCGGTCGCTTTGCTACGAAGATGTTCTCCAAGACCTGGGCAACCGAAGATCCGTCCGTGCAGTGGGTGGCTGTCAAGTCCGCTCCGCTCCCGGTTATCGAACAGGCTGACGGCTACGTCGTCGCAACTGTCGTGTAAGGATTGCCGATGTCTTTTAAGGCGGATTTGAACAGCGACCTTCACGAAGTCTTCTTCAATACGGAAGAATTCGGCGAGGTCGTGGCCCTGACTCGCGGCAATAACAGTGTCGCGATGCGTGGCCTGTTCGATTCGCCTGGTGTGTCCGGAGAACAGCTCGGTGGCGAGGTGGAAGCGATTTCACACGCCCCGAGGCTGTTTGTCCGCTCTGTAGATTTGCCGAATGGCAAGCCCCAGAAGGGCGATGTATTTGTGCTTAGTGCTAACGAACTCCATGCCGCAAGAAAGTTGCGTGCCGTGGATTATGTCTTTGAACAGGATGGAACGGTCGTTTATCGACTTGTAGATTGCAAATGAACGAAAGAACTTTGGAATGCGTGAAAGACTTGAGGTCGTCCGTCGTGGCGTCCATCAAGGCTGCAAACATCGACGGGATTGGCGACAACGTCTATTCCAGCCGTATGGAGTCCGCGTGGCCCGAAGAATCTGCGTTTGCGGCGGTTTATGTTCCGTCCGTTAGTTTTGATGACGGTCGCACGAATCCGCGTTTTTACAAGGCGAATGCGACTGTCTATGTCGATGTCTATTCCCGTTCATATTTGAATTCTGAAGGCGGGGATGTCGATGGAATGTCGGAAGTTGCCGATTTCCTTGACGATACCGCGAAGGCTGTTGTCGAGGCTTTGCAGCCTATCGAAAGGCGAGAAGGCCCTTACAACGGTCTTGTAAAGCGATTTGTGCTGAAATCCTGGGCGAACAATCTCTCCGAAAAAGGTGAGACTGAACGCGGATCCATGCGCATTACTTTTGAGGCTGATTTTGCCGTTACGGTTACTTATGGTGGCCCGGCAGACGAATTCTTGAAGGCCGAAAACACGCTTTCGATGGGTAGTGGCTCTGGTAACAAGATTGAATTTGATACGAATGTTAGACCTTAAAAACGGAGGATGCCGATGAGCATTTCTTTTGGTGAAATTCCGGCGGACAACCTTGTCCCCATGTTTATGACCGAATTCGACAATTCGAATGCGGCGAAGGGCGGTTCTATGCCCTGGAAGAACTTGCTCATTGGGCAGGCTGTTCAGGCATACGATTCTTCTTCTCGCCCTGAAGCTTACCGTCCGAAATCGGACAACACTGGAACGTTGAAGCTGATTACGAGCGATGAACAGGCCGATGCCCTTTACGGTGCGGGCTCGCAGATTTCCCGTATGATCCGCGCATTCCGTAAGAATACCCGCAACAGCGAACTTTGGGCGTTGGCAGTTGCCGATGGCACGACCGCTGCAGAAGGTTCTATCGCGGTTTCTTTTTCCGGTTCCGCATCCGTTGCTCCGAAGTCCGGCGCGATTCGCTTGATGATCGGTGGCCAGAGCGTGAATGCCGACGTTGTTGCTGGCAAGACTGCAGCCGAAGTTGCGACTGCCATTGCCGCCGCCATCAACGAAAACCAGCAGCTCCCTGTGACAGCCGACAACATTGTTTCTACGAACCCGACTGCCACCGTGACGCTTACTGCCAAGAATGGCGGTACTTGCGGCCAGGGTATCGATATCCGCTACAACCATTACCAGGGCCAGGAACTTCCGCAAGGCGTTCAGCTGGCCATTACCGCCATGACGGGCGGTGGCTCCGACACGTCTTACGTGACGGCCAATGTCGCCAACATCATTCGCGGCACCTGGTTCAACGCCATCGTTGCCGGTTCCGGCGATGCGACGAACGTTGCCGAAATCAAGCGCATCCTGGATGACCGCTGGACGGCAACCGTGCAGCAGACCGGCGTGCTGTTCTTCAGCCTGAACGGCTGCAGCGTGACTTCCGGTGGTGACACGACTGACTACGGCACTGCAAGCCTTGACGCTCTCGTAGAGCGTGGCGGCGATCTGAATTCCCAGGTTGTTTGCTTGCCGTCTCTTCCGGAAACGCCGACTCCGGGCTTCGAAGTTGCTGCCGCCGTGCTCGGCTGCGTTGCCCCGAAGGCCCTGAACGACCCTGCTCAGCCGCTTTCGAACTGGGCTGTCGCTGGCATCGTCGCTCCGCGTGAAACCGACCGCGAAGACCTCGAAGGCAATAACCTTCTCCTGAAGGCCGGTTGCGCCCTGTTGACTTGCGGTAACGACGGTACCGTGTATCTCAAGCGCATGGTGACTACCTACAAGACGAACCCGGCCGGTGCTAAGGATACCAGCTACCAGCAGCTCGAAAAG